TTCCACAACCCTCTAGTTTGTTTTATACTTCTTCTGGAACGAAATCTGCAGTTGTACCGTCTTCACCTACAAACTCTGTTGATGTAGAACCTTCTACTGGAGTTGGTGCGTCATCACTTTCCATTACTGCTTTAATTGCCTGTGCAAAACCTGCACGCGCCATTTCCATTCTTTGCGACTCTTTATCAATTGCCATTAGGTGCTCGATTGCCACCTTTGCTACATCTGGTAAATCTGCAATTACATAATCGTTGCCGTCAATCTTTACTGTATTTTGTTCCATCATATACTCCTACGTATTTTTATATTATTATATTGTTATATTGTTATTTATACTTACTATTAATCGTCGAATTCACTTTTCAAATCTCTGATTAAATCTAACCCTGATTCAGCAAGATGTCTGATTTGGTAATTTTGTTCCATTCCAGACACTTCTTGAATTTGAGTTAAAATTGTTTTGATTGCGTCGCATTTAACTTCGCAATCTTGTTTGTTGTGCATTTTCGTTTCCATACTTCTATTATACCTTATGTTTGCTGAAAAGTCAAGCTATTCTGTTAAAAAAGTTGCCTTACCACCAATCATTTCTACGATAGCATTGTAGTCTTGTCTAGCATTCGATTCTAAATTATATTCTAATTTATTAGTCATCTTGACTGTGTTTAAGATATAACTAACTCGTATGGTAAATCCGTCTTGCATATCAACTTCTCTTAAAGTCATAGAGTTCAAATTGATATTTGAATTCATTCTGTCGTGCATTTGCATTATGTAAAAACTCCTTTCATTATTGTTCCATATTTCTTAGAATCAAAATTCATAAATTCTGCATACCTATCAAATTTATATTGAACCGCTGGGTACACAAACTCGTCCTTAATTTCTTTCCTAAACCTTTTGCTAAAGTTTAAAACTTTATCCATTATGATATACGTTTCCACTTTAATCATCTTCTGTTCAACGAATCTAAATAATATAGGATGTTCNCCATCCGTAATAGTGAATAGGTCGTCGAACTTCAAATTCCTTTCTTCCAAAAACTCTTTAATTAATTTTATATCTTCTGTGAATAAATAAGTTAAAGATTCAATAATACGTTTCCAACCAAAGAACACACTTTCTGATTCTTGGTTATACATATCACCGATCCATTGACCGTCACCTACTACAAAGTTAGCAACGTAGAATTGTAATAAATCCCCTTTCTTTTTATTCCCGATTGCTTCAAAATAAAACTTATCCTTTCTTCGGTTATAAGATTCCGTACTAATTTGTCTTTGTTTTCCCGAGTATTGTATGTAGTTATAATTATTGTCTGTATTGAAATGTTGTTTTATTGCAACGTATAATTTATATGCATCAAACCCTGTCACAGAGGCAGAGTGCTTCCAAGTTCTTCTTTGTCAATCAACCTAAATTTAATAGCTTCCCTTGTGATTTTCTCTTGTAGTGTTGGTGATATAAGTTTCTTTATTTGCTTTGGTTCTAGTTCGTTGGTTTCCATGTATTCTGTAATCACGTCTATGTATGATATCCCATCAGAAACTAAACCTTCAATGATCATTTGAAATTCTTGTTGTTTGCTTACTTGTGCCATTAATCCCCTTTTATGTTGTTATTTTTGATAATGCTTTCTTTACGATAGTTTTAACAATATCCGAATTTGCTCCAAACAATTCCATATATTCGTTAAATACCACAGACTCTTCTTTTGTGATATATGTATATTTTGATAACTTTAAACACGCACCTTGAGTAGTATAGACCTCAAGTAAATCTAACGCTACGTCGTTCGCATATGCGTCAATTTCGTCTGGGTTGCTTAGATATATAATACGTTCTTGTTCTGTAGACATACCTTCGATGTATTCAGGAAGGACTACAAACCCTTGTCGTTTTGTAATTTGATTGCGATGGATAATTTCATGTTCAAGAGTTTGAATCATTTGATGTGCCAAGAAGTCCCAATTATCAATATTTATATTAATGGTATCTTCTTCGTCTGAAGTAATTAATTCTAACTCAATATTATAATCATATTCCCAATCATATGGATTAAAATAACCATTAGTGGATACGGTGTCTTTCGGAAACCCGTTCACATATTGAACAGAAACCTCTACCCCTAAGTCGTCAACTTCGCTTCTTACTACTGAAGCGAATTCCTCAACAGTAAGAGGAATATTCAATACTTGGTTTTTAATACTTTCAATTTTATTTTTCATATACTACGTATTATACCCTAGTTTGATGTAAAAGTAAAGTGATATTTGACTTAATATGATAAAATAATTCCATCATCGAACCCACCAAGTAGAGCATGTTTTGAGACCTTTGCTTTAATTACTTCTTCTTCGGTAATCCCATTCAATCGTGATAGTGATTGAAGGACTTCCAAGACATCTGCATATTCCATAACGTCCTTAAAGTCAGATTCTTCTAATTCACGAATCTCTTCATATAACTTTTCAATTAAGAAATTCCTATACTCCGGAGTCTCTGGTCCGAGGATACAGATACGTTCGTCCTCAATGTTATTTACATAACCATCTCTAATGAGTTTTAACATTATGCACCTTCCATCGAAAATGAGTTGTCCATAGAATTTTTATAACCCTCTAAATACTCAGCATATATCAGTTCGTCTTGTTCACGTGTACTTGCCTGAGCAGGTTCGTTGCGTTCGGCATCTAACCATCCTGCTTGATAGAAACGGTTCTTAGTTCGTAAGTAAGTATCTCTAGTTGTTTTTGTAATTGTAGTCATATTATAGTTCCTCATAGTTAGGGTAGTATTCGGCAAAAGCATATATGTTGTCAGTGGCAACCTCAACGGCACGGGTTTTGGTATCAACGTAAAGTTCTTTTAACCACGACTGACCATTAACCATACACGTTACTTGATAACCAGAACCGATCTTAGTGGTTGATAGTTCTGTAATTTTAAGTTTCTTGCTTGGGTTAGATTTATTTGGATATCCCATTATTTTGCCCCCGCAAATAAGTCAGCAACGTCTTGGGCAGTACCACTAAAGAACGTTTCAACATTCTTAGCAGACAAATACCAACCATCAGCATAAAAATCAAAGTATCCTGTCGCAAGGACTTTATCTTTAAACGTAACAATGTTACCACCGTCATTCTTACCAAATTTAATATTACCGTTAGTCGCTAATGTTATTTTCATATTATTACTTGACATATTTCACTTCCTTTTTTATTGTTTATACTACGTATTATACCCTAAAAGAAGGACCATGGGTAACTAATTGACTAATTAATCCCAGGTAAATTATAAGGTTTCTAATTTGTTATTAACAGAGGTTAATGCTTCATATGCTTCTTGGAAATCTTCTTGCTGTGTTACTTCTTCTGCATAATTTCTCATATGCCATACTTTAGCAAGTTGACGGATAAGTTTCTTTTCCAAACCAAAGTCATTATGGATAGTTTCTACAACTTCTTTGATGTGGCCTTGCTCTGCTTCAATTCTAGTTTTAGAATCTGAAATTTGTTGTAGAGCTACGTCAATCTTCTTTAGGTCTGCTGGGTTTGATGGCATCATAATGATTGCTCCTTTTTAGTTAATATACATCTATTATACTATAAAAATTGATGAAAGTAAAGTTTTTTATAAATATATCATAGGAGAATATATTATGTTTGGAATACCACTAGAAGTTATATCAATGCTCGCATCCACCATCCTTGGTGGATTTATGAAGTTAAAGTCTGATGCTCGACAGGATGCTCGAGATAAAGATATGATGACTTTGAAACTTCTTTCTAAAGAAGAATCCTCTCGCAAGTCTGCAAGAGCGATGAACACACCTAGTGCCAATTGGGCAAGAAAGTTTATTGTAATGTCCTTAATGGGTATGGCGATGTTCATTCTTATTGCTCCAATTTTATTTGGTCAACCAACTAACGTTTTAACAGATGAAATTCACGGCTTCAAGTTGTGGTTCTTAGACTTTACTTGGGTTGAACCTACGTGGAAACAATTGGTGGGTGTAGTTACTCCAGAATGGTTACCATACGCAATTTTAAACGTACTTGGATTTTATTTTGGAACTGGTGCAGTAAAACGGACATAATATGAAAGATGTAACAATTTTAATAACTTTAGCATTCGCAATTGGTGCGATGATACTTATTTTAAATAATGTAAATAAATGCGAAGACGGATATCATTCAATGGGTAATGGTACTTGTATGAGCAATATGGAGAAAATGTAATGTACATAGGTGGTAAAGATGATTAGTTTTAAAGAATTAATGGAAGCCAAAGGCAAATCTAAGAAAGAAATTAAAGAGATCGCTCAAGACGAGTTGATGCATAGTTTAGCTAATGCATTTTATGGTGATGAGGCTAAAGATAA